TTACTCCCTCATTAATAATTAACTGGTCATTTAATTCAAAAACAACTTCGAGATCTTCATCGAGGTTACAACTCCTTACAAATGTGTATACATCTCCCGTGCTATCCACACGTAAAAAAGAATTTCCTAATCTCCTTTGGAGAGTATTTAATGTCATTCTTCCAGATAAAGGCCCGCATCCTCTTCCCATTTTTAATTATATATATATATAAATATATATTTTTTATTTGGTATGCTTTCGGAATGTGAATGAAATTCGCACACCTTTCACTTTTTTTTCTGGAGGAATTTCGTGTGTGAATTCTTTCTGAAAATCTCCGCCCATTTGGAGCATGCTGCCGCTGACCATCGGAAAATCCTGGAATCCTTTCTCCCCTTTTTTCCGGATACGAAATTTACGCGTGACTCCCCATGAAATCGCGACAACTCCACTATTGTCCAAGTTTGCTTCGTCGTCGCTGTGAGGGGAAATGTAATCCAGTCCGCTGAAATATTTATTCACTAAAATTCCATTATATTCTGTTCCAAAAGTGGTATTAACTAGTGCCAGCAATTCCAAAAGTGATGACGTCATCGGTCGCGATGCTGAAAGTTGTCCAGAGTAATGGTACCCAATACTTTCCTCGCTGAAAAATCCAACGCCGCGCCGCATAAAGCAATCTTTTCCAAACATTCTTCTTAGTGAAGGATTAATGTCTACGTTGTTTGTGACATCGATCACACATCTTTCTAGTAATTGTTTATCCTGAAATTCTTGTAATTTAAGGAAGGAGCGTTCAGTTTGCATCATGTCTGTGCGAATTACTATTACAGTTTTAAAGTAAAAGTAATTCAATTTTTTAATAGTTTTTAGTTTTTTTTGGGTTCACATATTTTCGTTTTTTTGTTAAAACGTGTTCCGTTTGGACAACGTTTGCGTTTTGCGGTCTTGGCAGAAGAAGCTTTTTTGGCTCCTTTCGGCGATGATTTTTTTGTTTTTGCGGAAGAAGGCTTCTTGGATGCAACGATTCCAAGAGAAGCAGGAATATCAACAAGGCCATTTCCTTCATTATATTTAAATATTTTACTTGTGATTAAATCATCGCCAAAAATATCATCTACAATTTTTCGTCCTTTAAAGAGTTCATATAGGCCTATACCTGGACCTTTATAATATTTTGTCTTCATGCCTAATTTTTTATTACTCTTCATATGATCATGAATTACATGCATACGTAACCGATATCTCGATTTAGCTGGATGTGCTGCTTCTCTCTCTGCCAGGTCAGCACGTATATCTTCTAAAAGAACTGGGTTTTTGTGAACTTTTTTATGAAACTCTTTTAATAGGGCAATTTTTTCATTCACTAGAGAAGGACCGTAAATTTTACGTTCAGCAGAACTCCTTTTACTAGGTTTAAACCATTCATCTAAAAAATCCTCGGATTCTTCAAACATCCTTACTTTATGTGGAGAGCCATGTTTTGCCATATTTATTATATATATATGAGATAAATATTTATCAAATACGTTTTTTTCTCTTTGTTTTCTTTTTTTTACTTTTTTTACTTTTTTTAGTCTTTTTAGTCTTTTTAGTTTTCTTTTTCTTTCTTTTTCCTCCCATATGATGACGTCGAAATCGTTCGGGACATTCATGATTATACTGTCTTACTAGGTTACGAACTCTTTGAAGATAATCTAAACGATCCTGGTCTCCAAGACCTTGAGAATCTTGTTCATCTTGATAAACTGAATCAAAAAAGTTTGATCTTCCATCGGTTTCTAAGTTAGGATTGGCTCCATTTTTTAAAAGCACTTCCAAAATGGGAATAATATTTTCATCATTTGGATTTGTTAATGCTGTTGTTAATGGTGTCTCTCCCCATGCCGAGTCACCTGGATAGTAGTTAGCTAGGTTTACTTTATCTTGTCTTGTATTACCTACCAAGGAAAATAATCCTTCAATAAGAGGTGCGTTGCCCACTGAAAGAGCGTAATACAAAATAGTTGTTGGATTTACATGATTTTCTCTCATATATCTTAAAGTTTGTTCTAAGTTTTCAGGAGTTGGATTTTGCATATACGCATTAATTGCTTCAATATTTGGATTTACATTACGAGGTGGCTCTGGAATAGGAGCTTCTACTGCCACCTCAGGTTGAGCAGGTGGATAAGCAAGTATATTATTATCGATTATATGTATAGGGTCTGCCATATATATAATAATTAAAGAAAAAACTTATTTACGTTGTCTTCGTTTTGATTTTTTTTTGGTTGATTTTCTTTTTTTTCTCTTTTTCTTTTTTGTTTGTTTTCTTTTTCTTTTTCCTCCTTGAATCCTATCTCTTCTTTGATTTATCATTTCTTTTATATTTTCTAAGGTTTGAATATCTGTTTCGCTATTATTTTTTGCTCTTAATATATTTATTTCAGAGTTAATTACATCATCTACAGTTTTTTCATTAACTACTTCAGATGGATTAGCACCTCTGTCTAAAAGAGTTTCTACTATATTTCTTTGTTTAACCCAGTGATTATCTGGATCTATTATAGCAGCCATCAAAGGAGTTTGTTCTCTTATCACCGAATTTACATCAGCACCAAGATCAATAATTAAATCAACGAGCTCTGGTTCACCAACTTTAACGACATAATTTAAAGCATTATTTTTTTGATCTTGACTAGCTTGTCTTAATAGAGATTCAATTGAATTGAGTGAATCTTGTGTAGGATACCCTTCTTCATAAGTATACAAATAATTATCTATTTCATCCAATATATTCTGATTGCTAACCATATATAATTCATTAGAAAATATAAAAAATATTAATTTTTTTTATTTAAACTGCTCATATACCTTCCATATGACATTAAATCGTTAAATGTTTTGGGAGAATGTTCTTTAAACATTTGATTCATTTTCTCTCTTGCTTTTCTTTCTTCTTCTGATTTTTCAGAAATTTAAAATAATTGTCTACGACTTCTTGTGGGAGACCCGATAGATAAAACATATATTAAAAAGTTAGAGAGAAAATTATTGTTTAATTTATATCGTGATTTATTGATACACAGTATAAATTATGTAAAAATTATTAATATGCTTAGTTGGAGTAGGCGAGACCACCCATACCCGACATGACACGGAGCACGTTGTAGTTAGTGGCGTAGACACGGACCTTAGCGGTGTTAGTTCCTTCAACGGTGGCATTGGAGAGGACAAGCTGGAGAGTAGCGTTGTCGATGCGCGAGAAGTTGCACGAGCCAGATGGCTGGTGTTCCTCAGGCTTGAGAGCGAAGGAGTAGACGTTGATACCGGTGTCTGGTGTGCGAGTGTGGTGTTGGAATGGCTGGACAACATCGAAGTATGATCCTTCACGCTCAGAGAAGCGGTCCTGACCGTTAAGCTGGAGCTTAGCGACCACGACAGGGTTCATACCCCAGCAGTGGAGGTCAAGGGCAGTTTCCGAAAGAACGAAGGTTCCGGCATCTGAGACGGTGGCACCAGTGGTTCCATCAGTTCCAAGTCTTGGCTGCGAGTAGTCAGCTTCAGGCCAGCCTGACTGAACATTAGCCTGCTGAGCACCGGCCTGCTCGAAGATACCATCAACGGTGATGAATGCCTGCGAGGTGTTACCGGTGCTTCCTGGAGCACCACCAGCGATGGATTCTTCGGTTCCGAAGGCGTGGACGGCGTTTGGAAGAGCATCGACGGCATCAGTGTAGTTAAATGGCTGAGCACCGAAGAGCTTGAAGAGTGGGGTTCCGCACTCAAGCGATGAACAGTAGTCAACGTTGGCGTCAGGCTGAACAACCCAGATAAGTTCCTTGCAAGGGTGGTTGAAGTTGAGCTTGATCTTGTTTGAGGATGAACCGACAGATTCGTCTCCGGTGAACTGAAGCTGTTCGATGAGGTATTCGTGTGGGTTCTGGGCCATGCGGCGGCGCTCATCGGTGTCAAGGAAGACGTAGTCGACGTAGAGCGAAGCGGCAACGAGCGACTGAGCGTAGGCGGCAGTCACCTTCTGTCCGGCTCCCTGGTGTCCGTCTGTGCTGCAGTGGAGCGAAGAGACGGCCCAGAGGCACTCATCAATTGGGCGAAGGTCGAGGTTGATCTTGACTTCGTGGTATTGAAGGGCGATGAGTGGAAGGGCAAGACCTGGGTTACGGCAATACCAGAACTGGAATGGCACGTAGAGAGTGGTCTCTGGCAAGGCGTTGCGTGGAGCGCAAACCTGGCGTGGGGCATCACTGGAGCATGGGCCATCGACGTTGGCGAAAGCTGGGTCAGTGATGTAAGTGAGCTGAGTGGTCTGACCGACCATGGCCTTGTAGCCACGCTCCTGCTCGGCGGTGAGGCAGAGCTGGTTCCAGATGTGCATCCAGTCACCATATTGGCGATCGATGCGCTG